CCGATCCGCATCGGGCTTCCCTCCCGCACGAGCACCGTCCTCCCGCAGCCACTCGCGAACGCGAGCACCAGCGCGCTCAAGAGCATCCCGATCAAGAGCAGCGTCCACGGCCCGAGGCCGCTCTGCCAGACGGCCTTCCAGCCATTTGAGTAGCCCGAGCGCGATCGCGGCGACGACGCGCTCAAGCACTTGGTCCCTTCTGCGCGTCCTTCGCCATGATCAGGCCCACGCCCGCCAGGATGGCCGCCACGGCCGTCGCGTAGTCGGGGAGCGTCGCAGGGTCGCCGTCGAAGAGCGCCGTCAGGAGGGCCCCCACGGCCACGAGGATGGATCCGATGCCGGCGATGGTCGTATTGCGGTTGTTCATTTGTTCTCCAGATGCTTGATGCGCTCGTCCATCCGCACCAGGTCCTCGCGGATGCGGCCGAGCTGTGCGTGGATCCAGCCGCTCGCGCAGAACGCGGCGACAAACGGTGAGATGATCGTCGCGAGCTGCTCGAAGGTCATGTCAGTCCTGCCTCAGGATGAAGAGCTCTCCCGTGCTGGCCGTGCTCGAGCGAACCCAGGTGAGCGTGAGGTCGAGCGACAGGTAGACGGTCACGTTCGCGTTCTGGAGATACATGCGGTTTGCGGTGGCCTCTGCCTGCGCCTCGGCAAGTGTCGTCGCGTTGTAGACGAGGTTGTAGGCGGTGTAGTTGTAGAGGGCCACCGGGATCTCGCCCGTGCGGGTGCTGCTGAGGCGCACCCAGTCTCCGGTGTTGGCGTTGACGTTGATTCGCGGAAGGATCTCGACTGCCATGGTTGTGCTCCTTGGGTTCGGTGTGGGGAATCTGTCAGGGCTGGCTGCGGATCAGGTAGCCGGTGCTCACAAGCTCGTCGGCGCCGGCCGTCGGCGTGACCTCGAGCGCATAGTGCCAGATCGCCTCGGCCGCGTCGACCGCGGAGATGGCGGTGTCGATTGTGACGAGGTTCAGCGTGATGCTTCCCGCCGCGCCGAGCGTGATGCCGGCGGCCTGCGTCGCCGTGTGGTCGGCCGCGGAGGTGACCGGCAGCCCAGAGCGCCAGACGCGCATGGAGGCGGTGTAGCCCGTCGAGAGGTTGGGCGGCGTGCCCGTCGGGTTGTAGGTGATCGCGTACGAGCCGGGCGCGGTCTTCGAGTACACGATGTTCGTGGTGCTGCTCACGGGCATTCTCCTGAGATGGCCTGGGTGTTGACGATCAGCCACATGAGCGAGCCGTCGGTGCGGCGAAACGCGCTCAGGATGACGTAGGTGCCGACGGGGATCGCCTTCGGCTCAAACGACCCGATGAGGTCGGCGCTCGGCACGCCGTACGAGTAGCTCGTCGGCGTCGCCGTGTTCGACAGCTCCGAGACCGAGAGCGCTTGCTGCGCCGTCAGGCCCGTGGTGCTCGTCGCCGGCGTGGTGCCCGCGACCTGCGCCTCTTCCCACGTGTAGGTCCAGCGGAAGTTCGCGATGAGGGTCGCCGCCGTGATCTTGCCGAGTACCAGCGCGGGCGCGGGCTCGCCGCGGCTGTGCAGCCGCTCGCGGTCGTTGAAGGCCTGAATCTGCGGATCGGTCCGCTGAAACTGGTCCAGGCGGCGGTTCATGGGATCGGGTATCCCCGCTCGACGATCGTCTTGAGGGCCGTGCTGCCGCCGTAGATGTTGTTGAAATCGGTCTCGGTGCGGGGCAGCCGCTTCCACTTCACCGTCTTCGGGCCCGTCGAGACGCGGTCCGGCCGGCCGTCGGGCGCGAGGTCCGGCACCTGCTCGTGGTGGAAGAACGGATCGAACAGGAAGTCGAAGGTGACCTCGTAGAACTCGTGCTTGATCGGGTTGAAGGTCACTCCCTCGCAGATCAGCGATCTCGCCGCGCAGCTGAGGAAGATCGCGCTGTTGCGGGTGTTGTTGTAGCTGCTGAGGTTGGCGGCCGCGGTTGCGATCTGCACCGCGGTCGCGTCCTGAATGAACCGCATACGGATGCGGCACTGGTTGACGGGCCAGACGTTCGAGTCGCCGAGGCCCTGCGTCGCGGTTCCGCCGATGTCGGCCGAGGCGTCGGAGGTCGCGGGCGGGTTGGTCGACCATCCCGTCCGGTAGATGCGCATCGAGCGGTTGATGCTCTGGAACTCGATGCTCTCCCCGATCGTGTAGTAGGTCGACGGCTCCGAGAGCACGTACATCGTCGACCAGGTGAGCGTGAACATGGCGCCCGCGGCGTTCGGCAGCTGCTCGACGGTGTAGCCCCTGAATCGCGCGAACTGCTGCCAGGTCACGCCCGTGCCTGAAGACAGCGCCGGGTCGCCGCGCCGCGGAAGCGCGCCCTCGACCTCCGCGAGCACCGTGTCCTTGAGGATGTCGAACGCCGTCCCGTCGTTGCGCACCAGGTGACGCCGCTCGGTGATAGTGGATTCCTCGCGGTACTCGCCCGCTTGGGCGGAGAAACCGACGGTGCCGTAGGTGAAGGTCGTCGTTGACGGCATCAGAGTTTTCCCAGGGCGATTGAGATCTGGTCGAGCTTGTACAAGGTGGACTGGAAGAGGTTGTCGAGCGGCCCGAACTGCTCGAGCTGCCCCATGGCGCGGCGTCCCTCGATGGCGGCGATCTGCTCGGCGATCGCCTTGGCCTGCGCCTCGCCCGCCGTGACGAGCTGCGCCTCGAGCATGGACTGCTCGAGCGACTTGCCGCCGACCATGGCGCCGGCGAACGCGGCCGCCTGCGTGGCGAACTCGTCGAGGCTCGTCAAGATCGACTTCTCGCCCGCGCGCGCGCCGCCGACGGCGAACGCCGTCGCCATGTCGGGGAGGCCCGCGGCGATCTGGGACTGCGACTCAAGCGCCGACAGCTTGCGCAGGAACTCCGAGTTGACCGTGAAGGTCTGCTCGCCGGTCTGCTTGAACAGGTCAAGCGCCTCGGTGGCCCCCTTGGTGGCGCGCGCCATGGTCTCGACGTACTGGGAGGCCATCCCGAAAAGGGCGAGCGGCGCGGCCATGGCCAGCCCTGCCCCACCAAGGCCGCCCAAAGCCCCGCTGATCGGTCCGAGCTGCCCGACGCCTCCGAGGAGGGCCGTGCCCTGCGAGGCCTTGAGGCCGACTCCTCCGCCCCCTGCGGCGCCCGCCGCGCCGCCGGCGGCGCCGAGCCGCTTCATCTTGGCGGCGCTGTTGCGCAGCTTGCGCTCGACGGCCGTCAGGCCGCGGTCGACGCCGTCCGTCTGGACGGTGACCGGGATGACAAGCTTAGGAAGATTTGTTGCCATGGCGGCCCTCCTCGCGCAGCGCCTCGATCACTGCGTCGTCCAAGTAGCGGCGCACCTTGTGCGACAGGCTGAAAGCGGGACCGCTCAGGTACCGGATGCGCAAAATGGGGAACCCGAGGTTGCGCTTTCGGATGCCCTTGCGCCAGCCGCGGTTGTACGAGAACGGGACAAGGCGCGGGTTCGGGTTGCGGTTCCAGAGCAGCGGCTTCTTGGCGGGAGTGCCGTCGGCCTTCACGCCCTTCTGCCACGGGCGGTAGCCCTGGTCGTGGAAGTGGGACTTCCAGCCGACGTCGTACGCGCCGCCGTGGCGGACGCCGACGCCGCACCAGATGACCTTGCCGCGCTTGTAGGTCTTCGTCTTCACGGCGATCGACCTGCGGGTGCGGACATCAGCGCGGCGCGTCTTCGCCTTGACGGCCTTCTTCACCTCGTCGCCCCATCCGCGCAGGCCCTTGCGCACGATCTTGCCCCGTATCCGCGTAGGCAGCCGCTCGAGGGACGCCTTGATAGCGGCCATCTCCTTCTCGTCGATCTTGAAGGTGATTCGGTAGCCTTTTAGCATCGAGCTTCTTCCTGATTCCCCGCCAGTCGGGGATGTCGAGGTCGACGTTGACGAGCACGACGCTCATCGTCGAGAGGTCCATCGTGGCGCGCTTGATGGCCGTCCGCAGGACCGTGCGGGCGGCCTCGCTCAGTCCCGGCCTTCCTCGTAGAGCTTTTCGGCCTCCTTGCCGATCTGGATGATGAGCCGTCCGTCGGCGTCAAGCGCGGCCTCGAGGCTCGCGAAGACCGGGCGGCCGTTCTCGTCGAGCAGGTGCCTGTACGCAAGCCAGGCGTACAGGTGCGTCGGCTGCCGCGTCGCGATGTCCGCGCCGTCGATGAAGTCGAGCGCGCTCGGCCGGCGCAGCGTGACCGTGCCGCATCCCTCGATGCGCACGCCGATGTTCTTGAGCTGCAGCGCGTCGGAGATGCTCATCCGATGGTCACCGTGCCGGTGGTCTGGAGCTCGAAGGACGCGCGGATCGTGTCGTTGGCCTGCCCCGTCACCTGCCAGGAAGTGATGAAACAATTGCCGCTCATTGTCATGCCGGTGGTGTAGGTGAGCGAAAACGCGCGCGAGGTCGGCGCCTGGATGTCGGTCTCCATGACCGCCGAGCAGGGATCGCTCTGGTCGTAGTAGATCTCGCCCGAGATCGTGGTCGTGCCCTGCCCGACCAGGAAGGTTCGCCGCGCGTCGCCGACGCGGGTCGTCTCGATGGTGTCGGTCGTCGACGAGGTCGATACCGAGACGAGACCCGTCGTGGCCTGCGAGTTGTAGGAAAAGGCGGTTAAAGCGGTAGAGATGCCTGGCATGGGTCACTCCCGGTAGTAGATGGTCATCGTGCAGACGGCCTCGCTCGGCGTGGCCTCGTCGCCCTCGCCGGGCTGCGCGGACTCGAGCACGTGGTTCTGGTAGAGCACGGCGTTGAAGACGATCGAGCCGTAGGTGCCCGCGACGGCGGCCGTGCGGACCTGGGCGGCGATCGCCAGGGCGTCGGCGCCCAGCTCCGCGATGCAGCGCACCTCGACGTCCGCGGTGCGGGTCGGGCTCGAGCCGCACGACGCGACCTCGACCGATCGGACCTCGTAGGTGATCGCCGGCAGCTCCGAGTCCTGGAGTCGGTATCCGTGCGTGATCCGCGCGTCGGACACCAGCGAGATGGTGGTGCCGGCGGTCAGCATGGTGCGCACGGCCTGCTCGATGCTCATTCGACCACCTCGCAGTCGATCACGGCGACGCGGTCCTGCTCGTCGAGGTTGACGATGCTGCGGATCCGATAGGTCTTCCCGCGGCACTCGATGCGCTGCGTCTCGGTCAGGCCGATCGCCTGGGCGGTGTCCCAGCGCGCGCGCAGCTCGTACTGGCGGATGACGGCCGTGCCGTCGGAGTACGCCTGCTCGTTGGCGCTTGTCTCGCGCACGTCGGCGCGGAAGGTCTTCCCGTCCGTCCATGTGGAGCCGCGCAGGCCGAGCGTGCTCGCGGCCGCCGGCGGCAGCTTCTGGAGCGCGACGAACCTGAGGCGGCCGGCTGAGATCATCGGAACGGCACCTGCACGGAGTACTGCGCGATGATGGCCTTGTAGGACATCGGGACCTCCGCCAGCTGCGCGACCTGAAGGGCCTCTGGGTTGTTGTACCAGCTGCCGACAAGCGCCACGATGCACTGCTGGAGGGCCTGCGGGATCACCGTGAATCCCGCGACGTAGGTGACCTCGACCATCGTGTTCTCCAGCGGAACGACCGACGTGTCGAACTCGACCGCAAGCAAAGGCTCGCTTTCGTCGAGGTACCAGTCGGTGGTCGGCAGCAGCGTCCGCACGTTGGCAGCGTTCTTGTAGTGAACGCTCGACACGCTCGTCATCGGCTGCACGCGCGGGATGAACCGCTCGAACTTCCGTCGGTGCTCGGTGCGGGTCAGGCTCTGGAGGCCGAGCCCCGTCTCCCGCTCGATCATCTCGCCGGCGGCGATGCACAGCACGGCGAGGTCGACGTCGTCCTGTTCGACCTCGATCTTGAGCCGCGTGCGGAGCACATCGAGCGGGATGGGGAGTGCTGGCATAAATCGCAGAACCCCCCTTTCGGAGGGCCTGCGGCAAGGAAAGGATCAGCAGGTGATGGCCGCGAAGGCCGATGCGAGCGTGATCTTCGAGTCCACGCGCTTCGTGACGTAGAGCGTGGTGCGCCCGTTCGCCGCGCCGCTGTACGGATCGACCATCGAGAC